GTTATTTAGATCGTGGCCTTGACCGTCGAGTGCGCCACCTAATTGCGGGGTAGTGTCGTCTACAACATCGCCTAGAACATTTGTACCAATAACCAAGCCAAGAGTAGTTCTAGCAGCACTTGCATCGGCATCATCCACGAGAGAGCGTCCGAATGAACTGAAGTCAGCTAGGGAAGCCGTACCAGAACCTGTAAAGTATGGTAGCTTGTCTGCGGCACTAGTTAATCCAGCCAAAGCAGCAAGATCAGTATCATATGCCTGTATATCAGTTCCAATAACAAGGTTAAGTTCTGCGAGGGTCCTGTTTTCCCAACCTGCTCCGGTATATGCAAGAAGTTCACCAGTTGCTACAGAGGTTATCGTCACATCACTAAGATTATCAATAGCCAAAGTAGCAGATGTGATGCTATTTAGTTGGGTTTGGATATCACTCGTAACATTGGCGAGATAGCCAAACTCTGTGTTGGAAACACTGCCATCATGTATCTTTGCAGCATCTATAGCAGCTCCAGACTTGATATCTGCATTTTCAATATTGCTTATAGTATTGCTATCTGCGTCAATTGTTTTGTTTGTCAGGGTCTGCGAATCCGAAGTACCTACAACAGCACCAGTAGGTGCAGCTATTGCACTAGTAGCCCCACTGGCAATCTTAAGAATACCATTATAGGCACTTACGTCTGCTTCGAGACCACCGCTTTCGTGCTTAAGAGTTCCAGTAGAAGAGGTAAAGGCCGCAAGAGATGTGGGATCAGTTGTTCCATCTCCAATAACAATAGCACCGTCAGAAAGGACAGACATTGCGGTAATTGCACCTGTCCCACTTCCAAGCAGAATACCACCATCAGTCAGAGTAGTTGCACCAGTACCCCCATTGGCAACTGGGAGAGTGCCAGTAATTGAGGTTGTCAGGTTAATAAGAGGGCCTTCTCCGGCAGTACCATCATGGGTATGTCCGGTAGATTCGTTGAAAGCACCCTCAAGCTGGTTAAACTCTGCATTAATGGCTGAAGAGGTAATTACCGCCCCAGTGATAATGCTTCCAGCAGATTGTCTAGTATATCCTGTGCCCATTTCTATTCCTTATTTGTAGCCGTTGACTTCGTACTTGATAACCATACCTTGTATTGAATATGGTGCATTTTGGTTGGAAGTGGAAAAAGATATTTTTAGTGAGAAGCCAGAGCCTTGTACGTTTGTAAGCATAGTAGGTACTGTTACGCCGTCATAGGTTGCCAAGTCATAAATAGCAAGGCCATATACAGCAGGATTCCCTTGTGTCTGGACTACATAAGTATTCGGATTAATCTTACTTGCTAGGCCCCAATCATACGTTAAAGCCGAGTTGAGAACAACAGCGCCCTCTGGTCTAGTAAATACCAAAATTTGATGTGGAGTTTTCCTGATATTTGCTTGCCCAAAATGGATATAGGGTGTGTCGTACTGGGCATAGATATCAGAACCATTGAAGGAATTTCCTGTTTCTTGTCTATAAACAATACCGTTGTAGTCTCCATGAATTACATACTGTTTAAGTGGCGCTCCGTAACGACCATAAGTAGCGCAAGCCACTTTTATACCACGTAGTTTACCAAATTCCCAAGCAATACTGCCTCTGTTATTAACAAGAGCACCAACAATACCCGGTGCACTAGCTTCCTCTACGCTTTCTGAGGTAAAGAACATCCTGAACTGGGATTTACTGGGCACTAGAACGCTGACAACCGAATTCATATCATACTGATTAATGTAATCTTTTAGCTGTTGTTGTATGTTTTTTGAAACGTTGGCAAGTTCGATATCGTTAATACGTTCTGTGGCAGCAATTGGGCGAAGTCCATCTTCACTAAGAAAGAGCAAATCACCACTAATCTCCATTACACTATCAGAAGCAATACAACCAATATCATTTGTCACGTCTTGGCGGACAAAGGTAGCAGAGCTATCTACTACAATCTTTTTAATTCGCCTTTCACCAAATACGTACAACTCATCACGGAAAGGTTTGATCTGTATAATATCGAGTCCTGCGTTAATCTGTCCGGCACCACCAGCACTAGTCCAATTATATTCGGCATTGGGGGCTGAATGGGCTATGATATTGCAGGCACCTGAACATCTTGCCATAAAAAGATGATTACGAAAGACAGTTACGTAATTTGGAGCAGCCAAAGCCTGTGCACCACCTGAGTTTGCGTAGTCTGCGCCAGTAGCAGATGGATCAATGTTAATCCAAGTAGTCCCATCAAACAGGGTAGCATTATTCACTCCATCGACGAATATAATCTTTTCAGTACCGTCAAAGTTGAAAGTAGCATACCTAATCCGATTAACACCCGTAGATGTAAAGGTAAGTCCTGTTGTGTACTTCGACCAACTAGAGCCACTTACGTATTGGTAAAACTCATATGTAGCTCCACTCTGCTGTTTACGTGCTGCAAGGATTTTATTGTCGTAAATAAATACACCAAGAATCTTGCCTTCAGCACCACTTGGGTCCACTTCACCACTGTCTGTCTCTTCAAGAACAGTAAAACCATTGATACGACGGTAGCCACCAAAAAGGGATGGTTCAAAGTTTACTAGCTCGCTGGCAACACCAACATTAGTCTCATTTAGGTCAAGCCAATTCTGATTTGAATCAAGACCACCACTACAAATAATAGTAGTAGATTTCAAGTCTTCCATTCTCATAATTAGCCCTCGTCTACGTAGTCATTACTGTAATGTCTCTGCCCAAAATTAACTCTTGTGTCTGTCATACGTTCTGGCTTGTTAATTAAAATGGTTCTCATTGTCTTAAGGGCATCCATGTATTGCTTCTGCCCAAGTTGAGTGCCGTTGGCATTTTCCTTAAACATATGAAGATACCACATGGCACCTAGGACAATTACGTGATCGAACTGGACAGGGATATTTGTAGTATCGTCGTAAGTACTAAGTTGATCTGGATTTTTCCAGTAGTTATATGTTACTGTATAGGCTTTATCAGGTGAAGGAGTTATACCAAATGCTTGATTACCCCAAGGAAATACAAACCTTGGTACAGACCTTCCATCAGAACCAGCATCAAAATCTGAAGGTTTTGTGGTCCTATGGAATTCATCTTTGTTGATAACCCTGAGTGTACTAGTGTTGACGCCAAGTGAATCATCCTTTACTATGTAAAAACTGTTCCAATCGACTATTTTAAAATCTGCTGGAAAATCGTAGAAATTATCACCTACCGCTAGAAGTTGTGTTTGACCCTCAACAAAGTTAAAAGGCCATTCAAAGTCTTGGGCATTAATGTGATTGATAGCAAATTGTACACCATCTTTCATGGCATTATATACGCCAATAGCGTCAGGAAAATTAGCAGAAGTTAGTTCTACTTCATTATACTGACGCGCGATTTTGTTCACAAGTTCTAGGTAGGTAGATGACATTATTTATTACCTATTAACTAAGGGTTACTGAACCAACATTTTCAACAACAGTACCATTGCCAGCACTATCAAAGTAAACGACAAGGGCTTCATCAGGAGCATCCAACGTAGCTACATTATTTGTTCCATCAAAAGTGCCTGCCGTAAGTGTCAGAGTATGAGCAGCCGTACCAGAAGCACTTGTATTCTTGACTATAAACAAGCCCTGATGATTAACAGCATCTGCAATAGTAGCTGCGGCAACGACAGTTGCGTGATTAAGTTCTACAGATTGTACACCCGCAGTAACTGCGCCAGTAGCCGTAAGCTCTTGTACACGAGCAGAGACATCTGCAGCATTGTTAAGTTCGGCAGCAGTTGCTGTAACACCATCAAGGATATTAAGTTCTGCAGTGGTTACAGTAGCCCCATCGAGGATTTCAAGCTCTGTGGTAGTTAGGGCCTCTAGCGAATTAATAATATCTGGTTCATCACCAGAGTTTGCTGATGCAATAATTCGTTCAGAAAGTTTTAGGGTCATGTTTTAAATCTCCAAGTGATAAACAATTGGGGGGAAGTTCCCCTCCCCCCTTTAGTTATTAGGAACCTGCGGTTGCAACACCGGGAGCATCACGACCATTTACATCCATAATGACAGCGTACATACGTACCTTGCCAGTAAGGAATGTGCCCGTCTGGGCAGCAATCAGGATGTCAATTGTGTCATCTGCTGTGAAGAGAACAGGACGTGCACCAGACGAAGCTAGAGCAGCATGATCACCTACAGAAGCAGCATCCATATCGAAGCCGTCGATAAAGACATCAACATCACCACCAGTTACACCTACATCCAACGCGAGGTCAGTAGAAGTGCCCGTCATTGCTGCGAGGACCTCCATACCTACGGTGTATACAAGAGAACCGGCAGGGACATCAATCGTTTGGATGACATCATTTGCGGCCAGAGCCGAACCTTTAGCTGTTGCAGCGGCTGCAAAGTCAACTTCAAGTTCGACAAGGCGAGGGACAGCACTATAAGGAGCAGCACTAACTGCGCCTACAGTACCTACGGACATATCAATAGTAGCCATTTTTTATTCCTTCCTTATCTATTACTTGTTGACGTTATAGCCTGCGCGGATCAGGGCTTCTGGACGAAGAATCTTACGACCATAAAGCTGAAGACCACGAACTACGTCAGCAAAGGTATTCTGCGAACGGAAGGTCTCGGTCTTGTTGATCTGAGAAGCAGTAGCAACTGCAGCATCATGACCGGCAAGAATGAAACCAAGGTTCGAAGAGTCACGAGAGCTTGTAGTAGCTACAGTGCCCGGACCCGTACCAATGAACGGCAGGTTGTTGGACTCATAGACGCGGAAACCACGAATCTTGGCAGCAGTCAGCTTACCATTATAGAGACCTTCGCCCTCACCGACATTGTAGTCAGCGTTGACAAGCTTGGAGTTTTCATCCATCAGGAATTCTTTGAATACTGGATCAATGACAACCCAACGACCTTCCTTTGGAACAGAAAGTTGATCAAGCTTACGGTTCATGCGGTTCAGAATCTGAAGCGGTGTTGCATCATAAGTGCCATCGACACCCATAACAATACCGTCAGTTGCGCCACCAGAGCCAAAGTCATCGGCATAGAGCTTATGACCTGCCTTCAATTCGTCTGCATCTGCAGTAGAATCAGCGGCTGTACCAGAAGCTGCAGTACGTGCAACCCACACACCAGACGAGTTCTTTTCATAGCCCGTCATATAACCCAGAACTTCTGAGTCGTAGGTGTCTTTCAGCTTGTATGCAGCACGATCTGAAGCCATTGACATCCAGTCAACATGCGAATGTGCAGCTTCAATATCTTCAATCTGGAAGGCGAACTCATTGGCCTGATCGACAATCAGAGTGTAGTCTTCGTCATCGAGGTCCTGCGGGACAATCTGCTTACCACGAGTGTAAGAACGGATTGAGATGTCAGGTTCTTTGACGATTCGTACTGAGTCACCATAAGAGGAGATTTCACCGAAGTAAGAGCTATTGGTAATACCTTCTACAACGGAGCTTTTGCGGAAGGCCATCTGGGACTTCTGCGAGAAAATTACGGGAGAAAAATTCCCATTGGGCAGGTTATTATGCCCACTAGTTGCTGGAAATGCCATAACATTTTCCTTTCTTTGCTTAATAAAAATTATAAATGTGTGCAAGTATGCACGTTGGGTTTACAATTCTACTAAGTCAAAGGGCCAATGCTTACCGAGTATCTTATCCGAAGGCCAATTCATCTAAGGGTCGGGTATTGGGTAACTTTTCTTATTATAGTCTTGTCTAAGTAATTCCTTAAAGAGTATCCCTATTGGGGTCTTTTAGTCCTTACCGTGCGCCACCTGTGATGTCATAGACAAAGTGGGGTGGGCCTTTCTTCATCGCTTCGAGAATTTGCTTTTCTTTAGCTTCATACTCACGAGAAGACATCTTTTGGATTTGGGATTCAGTAAACCGTGGGGTGCCATCATCTGACGCCGGGGTTTCACTGATGCTTTTAGAAACAGCTTTTGCTGCATCCCTCTTAGAGGGTTCTTCCTTCTTCTTGGTTTCTGCAATACCATTATCTACCTTGTAGAGTTTGATAGTTGCAGCAGCAGCTTTGACACCAGCCTCGTCTAGTGAGGGATTATTAATGGTGTCTCTAATTGCTGGAGATTGGTCCTGAAGCCACATCTGAAAATCTTCTGTCTGAGCAAGTTCAGGAAAATCTGGGTGGATAGTAATAAGAGCAGTATAGGCACGATCATAAGCCAGTTTAAGTCGGTCCCTATTGAGGGCATCTAGCTGTACTTTTAGGTCTTCTGCCTTTTCTTCTGAAACTGTGCCAGCAATAGTCTGGATAATTCCAGCTACGTCTGGGTACTGTTCCATCCACTCTTTTACTTCTTCTTCAGTCTTGGGGTATTTAGTAGGAGCCTTATTGGCTTGCTTTACTGCTTCCTCAAGCTCCCTAATTCGCTGAAGCATTTCAGCCTCTTTTTTTGAGGCATATGAGCGAAGGTCTGCATATCTCTTTTTGAATACTGCATCTTCGTCATTAACAGGCTTCTTCTGTTCTAGATTCTCTTCTTTAGGGGGATTACGGAGAGCCTCTTCAGCTTCCTTCAGTTCCTTTTCCATACGTTCGTACTCTTCATTCCTAGAGCGATTGTACTTATTATCTTTACTGAATCCACCTTTTTCGTTGGTGTACTGTTTATCCATTAGTGCGATATTTGACATGATATTCCTTTCAGGGGCCTACTGAGTATCCCAAATGGGGTCATCGGGTAGCCATCAAGTAATGTTAGTTGTAAGGGATTAAGCAGTTTAGTGTCATGCTCAGGACAAGAGAATAAATATGGTCTCAAGAGGTAGAACTCTCATTCTACATATATATTATACCATATTAATGGTGGTTTGTCAAGCAGAAAATTACCTTCCTCCTCCAAATCCACCACCAAAGCCACTAAATCCGCCGCTAGTGCCATAAGAACCACCAGAAACGCCCGGAGAAGAGCCGAATCCGAAACTACTGGAATTTCCTGTTGGGCCGGGACCGCCAGGATTTCCACCACTTGGGCCAGAAGATGGACCTGACCAACCACTACCAGTACCCGTACTTGGTCCACCA